ATTGGCGATAAGATGCCGCACCCATCAATCCGTGACCTAGGTTATTCTATGGCTAACTCAGAAGTCATTCATAACCTTGCATATGAAAAACTACTTGATGTTCTACATTTGACACATATCTTTGAAGAAAACCTAAATGAAGAAGTCATTAAAGGTCGTGTTAACTATCTTCGTAAATATTTGAAAAAAGCATATTCAAACGACAAAAAGCAATATATCTATTCCATTATTTTGTTTACACTGTTTGTAGAGAATGTTTCTCTTTTCAGTCAGTTCTATATTATCATGCACTTCAATCGTAACCGTGCAGTATTAAAAGATTGTGCACAACAAGTACAATATACTCGTAATGAAGAAATGCTTCATGCTCAAGTTGGTGTTAAGTTAATTAATACACTTCGTGAAGAATATCCAGACTTGTTTGATGCTGAACTTGAGGAACGTATTGCACATGAATGCATTGATTCTTTAAAAGCAGAGTCAAAAGTTATTGATTGGATTATGGGTGATTATAATATTCCAGGATTAAATGCTGAAATTCTGAAATCATTTATTGCAAAGCGTATGAAAGACTCTCTTGATCAAATTGGATTTAATTCAAGTGAGATTCAATATAATCCACAACACATCGAACAAACATATTGGTTTGATGAAGAACTACTTGGTGCAAATATGACTGACTTCTTTCAGAAACGTCCCGTTGAATATGCCAAAGGTAAAGGCATTGATGCTGATGATCTGTTTTAAGGAGAAGAAAGAATGATTGATACAACAAAAAATTGGTGGTGGGCGAATGATGACTCTCGGACATTCCTATCACGTGGATATATTGATGGTAATATGACCGCAGAGGAACGCGTTCGGGAGATTGCTAAGACCGCAGAACGTATTCTTGACATGGAAGGTTTTGCCGACAAGTTTTATCACTATATGAGTCGTGGATATTATTCACTTTCATCACCTGTCTGGAGTAACTTTGGTACCAAAAAAGGTCTTCCTATCTCGTGTAATGGAGTATATATTGATGACTCTATTGAAAGTATTTTAACCAAAGTAGGCGAAGTCGGAACACAAACAAAGAGCGGCGCCGGCACAAGTGGTTATCTTGGCAGCATTCGTCCAAGAGGTTCTATCATTAAGAGTGGCGGTAAAGCTGACGGACCTGTTCACTATGCAAATATGTTTGAAACTACAGTCGATATTATCAGCCAAGGCAATGTTCGCCGCGGTTCAATGGCTGTTTATTTGGATATTGAATCGCCTGACATTATGGAATTTCTTGATGCACGTGAGGAAGGATCGTCAATTAAGAACTTGTCCTTAGGTGTTTGCATTTCAGATAAGTTTATGCAAGAAATGATTGACGGTGATGTAGCTAAAAGAACTGTCTGGGCAAGAGTACTTCGTAAGCGCCGTGAGTCCGGTTATCCATATCTGTTCTTTTCTGATACTGTTAATAACAATAAGCCTCAAGTTCTTAAAGACAAGAATAGAACTATTTGGGCCTCTAATCTGTGTTCAGAAATTGCATTGCCTTCATCAAACGATGAGTCATTTGTTTGTAACTTGGCCTCTATGAATGCTTTGACATATGATGAATGGCAGAACACCGATGCTGTTGAAACCATGATTTATTTTCTTGATGCTGTTATGGAAGAATATATTGAGAAGACAAAAGACATTCCATTCATGGAAGCATCATATAACTTTGCTGTTCGTTGGAGAGCATTGGGTCTGGGTATTCTTGGATGGCATACTTATCTACAATCAAAGATGATTGCATTTGAATCATTTGCTGCTCATATGGAAAACATCAAAATTTCAAAATTCATTGATGATAAATCAATGATTGCAACTAAGGAACTTGCACTTGAATATGGTGAACCATCAGGAATGCTTGGATATGGTCAACGAAATCTTACACGTTGTGCTATCGCTCCTACTACTTCTTCTAGTTTTATATTAGGTCAGGTAAGTCCAAGCATTGAACCATTGGCCTCAAATTATTTTACAAAAGACCTAGCAAAAGGTAAGTTCACCTACAAAAATCCTTATCTAGACTCTGTGATACAGGATCATGTGAGTCATGGTGACACTGCAATGGGTTATAAAGAAATTTGGGAATCAGTCTTGAAACGTGGTGGTTCTGTTCAACATCTTGAATTCTTGAGTCAAGATGAAAAAGATGTATTTAAAACATTCTCTGAAATTACACCATTGACTATTGTTCAACAAGCTGCGGCAAGACAAAAGTATGTTGATCAGGCACAGTCATTGAACCTTCTTATTCACCCAGATGTATCAGCAAAGGATGTAAATGCGTTGCTTATCGAAGGCTGGAAACTTGGAGTAAAAACATTCTATTACCAACGTTCTGCCAATCCTGCACAAGAATTGGTGAGAAATATTCTGGAATGTAGTACGTGTGAAGCTTGATTACTGAAAAATAGATGAGATAAATAAGCGGTAGGACATAAAGTCTTACTGCTTATTTTTTTTGGAGAATGACATATGACTAAAGAGGAAATTATTTGCCCTTCATGTGAAGCAGAGTTTTATATTGAATCTGATAATGAAGTGCTTTTTTGTGCACACTGTGGTACCGCACTTGATGAATCAACAGAATCTGATGATTTTTGGGAAGCATTTGAAGAAGATTCGGACGAAGAATAATGTGGTTCTATGAAGGGAAGCCATTCTCTTCAGAAGATTTAGATGATAGTCACATTGGCTTTATTTATGAGATTACTGATACTGTGAATGGTAAAAAATACATAGGTAAGAAAAAACTTATCTCAAAACGAAGATTAGCTCCTTTGAAAGGACAGAAGCGTAAGCGAACTGTTATCAAAGAATCTGATTGGGGAACGTATTATGGTTCTAGTGAAGAACTCAAATCTTTAGTTCAAGAGTTTGGTGCTGAAAGATTTACTAGAATCATTCTTAGATTTTGTACGACTACCGCAGAAATGAGTTATTATGAAGCCAAAGAGCAATTTGTGAGAGAAGTACTACTTAAACCTGATGAATACTATAATGCTTTTATAGGATGTAAGATTCATCGCAATCACGTAAAGCATCTTAAAGGTGAGTAAGAATCATGAGTACATATGTCAGTAGAGTTGCCATATCATTTTCAATATTACTAAATTCAATCTTTGGTGGAAAACATAACCAAACATTGTCTGCTACACAATATAGTCGTAAGCGTGAAGGTAAGTTTAATATTTGTTGGCTTATTGACATATTGTTTTTCCATGAGAAAGATCATTGTGCTGAATCTTGGATCAAGTGGATGATCATTCATGAAGCCATAGACAAATATGACAAGATAGGAAAATAGTTGTTGACATTTGCTTTTATTTGATTTATAAAGTAAATATAACCAACAGGAGTTGACAATGATTACCATCTACCAAAACCGTTGCAAAGAGTTTACTTCAGAACTTCAGAAAGAGGCTAAGTATGCAATGATGCTTGGTGCAAAACAATGGGAGACTGACTTTGCTCAGTACTACACTCCTGTATATGAAGTTAACACTAACGATCTTGAAGAAGCTTTTGAGTTGACAAATCTGTGGAATGACATGAATAAAATCAACTTATGTGCTGATCCAGGTCCAAGTTCCTCTGTTGGTGACATCTTTGTTGATTGGATTGGTCAATGTTTCATTGTTGATAACATGGGTTTCACACAAATCCCAAACCCATTTGAGGTCTAATATGTTTACATCTGATCATGACTTTGATATTCTTGAAGAGATCACTATCGGTGATGGTGCTAAACTTCGGTTGATCAAAAACACCCGTAGCAAAAATCTTGCAATCCAATCGTGGGGTCCTATGCAACAAACATGGGTCACCACGTATCGGTATAATGTTGAAGAAAACTGGAACAAATGGAAATATATTCAAAATAGTTGTTGACATATGTTTCTGGTTGTGTTAAGTTGTCTATGAGGAAACAAAAAGGGTTCACTATGAATATTCATTCTGCTCTTGAGATTGCTAAGAAACTGCGTAAACTGGCTCACATGGGCGACTATGGCTATGACAAGTCGGACATGATCTTGGAGTTGATTGCTATGGCTGATGACTATCAGGATCTTGCCGAAGCAATGGAAATGGAAATGATCGTTCAAATGCAACGTGACTGGGTGGAGGCTAACTAATGGAATTTGTCGAATATGAAAATGGTAATGGTATGCAGTTGGGTCCACTACTTACTACTTTTGCCAGCAGTTCCAAACCTGGCAAATCAATTATGATGGACCGTGTGATGGCTGATGAAATTGCTCGGATCAACCCTGTTGAGGTATTGAGTGAGTTTGAACAAGATTGCCAAGGCGCTATCGTCTATTGGATGCTTAACACAACTTCTGTCAACACGTATGGTATGGACATGAAAGAAGTGATTAAACTCTTTTGGAACGAAAGGCTGAACTGATGACTCCTGATGCAAAAGTCTCGTATGATCGTTTCCTAAAACGTAAGGAATTAATGGATATTGAATGGGATGATACTACTCTGCAAGAGTGTGCTCGTGTCCGTGCTAGAGATGTTCGATCAGACTTTGAGATCCAAGTCAAGCAAGAAATTGATGCTTGGATCAAGAAACAACCTGCTCACAGATCGTGGGCTACTCCTGCAAAATCTGCACAAGAATTCTGGAAAGAAAGGCTAAACTAATGGCAAATCAAGTAAACAACAATAACAATAGTGGAATTGGCTTTTTGGGCCTGTTGACTATTCTGTTTATTGGGCTTAAACTGACTGGGTACATCACTTGGTCGTGGTGGTGGGTGCTTTCCCCATTGTGGATCGGCTTTGCAACAGCGCTCGGAATTGTTGTTTTTGCATTTATTATTGCCTTTGCTTGGGCATATGTCACTGGTAAGTAAATGTTAACAGATCCTAAAGCGATTGAAGTGTTTAATGTTTTGATTAAAGCTGGATTAATTCCCAGCGAAGGTCAGTTTGAAATTACAGAAGAAATATTGCAAGCTTCATATGAGACTTATCCAAAACTTTATCCACCCAAAACATATAAACAACTAAAACCAAAAGAGATTGATTACATCAAACGTTTAGCTGCTATGAATTTAACTAAATTAAACAAGCAGAGGGCAAATGATGAGTCTGTAGTTAAAACTTCAAGCGGTCGGTTGTCTATAGAGTGTGGCTTTGTTTATGTCATTTCAAACCCTGCTTATGAAGGTTATTATAAAGTTGGGATTACAAACAACATTCAAAGCCGATTAGCATCTTATCAAACCTATGATCCTTTAAAAAGATTTAAAGTGGAGCATTATAGGTTTGTGTCTAATAGGCGAGAAGTCGAAAAACAAATTCTACAATCTTTCAATAAAGACCTTGTTAAAGGTGAGTGGGTTAATAGCGATGAAGTAAAAGCTATTATCGTCGGCTTATAAATAGATTGTAACAAATTGCTTCCTGTCCCACCATGGTCGTTCTAAGGCCTTGACGTTAAATAGGTGGATGGACGTCACGGGGTTCGATGCCTCCAGGGAGCTCCAATAACAATGCCCGTGTAGGCCAAAGGTAGAGTCAGAAGACTTAAAATCTTTACAGTGTCGGTTCGAGTCCGACCACGGGTACCAAATTTAAATGAGGTCTAATATGTCTAGTACAGAGTATGCCGAACTTGCAGGTCTGAAAATTGCACTTAGCAATATTATGGTAAACCATAAATCAGATAGTCAATGTGCAGCTGATTGGATTAAAGGTCGTATTAAACAACTTGAAAGTATGAAATAGAAATTACAAGTATGAAATAGAAATTACGGAAGTGGGCGTTAGACGCAAGAGGGCCTTATACACCCTTCAGCAGTAGATGACTGTTCTCGACTAGGAGCGTAACCTAGCACTTCTACATAGAGAACAAGATTTGTATAAATAGTACTGAATAGGTAAACCTAGGAGTACAAATCTTGTTCTATACAATCTACCAGATCACTAATCTTCTTGATGGTAAGGTCTATATTGGTAAACACCAGACTAAAACCCTTAACGATGGTTACATGGGCTCTGGTAAGCATCTAAAACACTCTCAGGCCAAACACGGAATCGAGAACTTCAAGAAAGAAATTCTCTTCCAATTTGATAATGAAGACGAGATGAACGCCAAAGAAGCTGAACTTGTGACAGAAGAGTTTTGTTTAAAAGAAGACAACTACAATCTTTGCCCTGGTGGGCAAGGTGGTTGGGGTTACATCAATCAAAATAATTTAACACCACGAATGTTGGGAAAAAAACAGAGTGATAAACAAAAGGATATTTCGTCCTCTTTAATCTCTGAGAGAAACAAAACCGGCAAAACTTCTGAGTCAATGAAGAAATATTATGCCAATAATGATCATCCTTGGGTTGGTCGCAAGCACAGTGAAGAAACAAAAGCTAAAATGCGTGAAACTCGTAGACTTAAGAAACTTGGTTCTCTGGTGTAAAGGTTAGCACTAAGCGCTCATAACGCTTCAGGTCAGAGTTCGAGTCTCTGGGGAACTACCAGCTCTTGATCGTAGGTTCAAATCCGAGTGGGAGCACCATAAATACTCTTGTATATAACAGGAGGTCTATTATGCCAAAATATGCTATCGAACGTAATGATGAATTAGTTTGTCAAGTTGTATTTCTAGGAAAAGGTTTATATAGACAAAAAGATATAGTGACTCTACTGTTTGATGATATGAAAAAAGCACAAGAAATTTCTATTATTTTAAATGGCAAAGTTGTTGAATATAAAGTATAAGAAGGAAATATCATGGAACCACTAGTCGAACAATTGAAAGTAGTACAAGCAACTGCTTTTTCACTCTATCTAAAAGCACATAATTTTCATTGGAATATAACTGGTCCTGATTTTATTCAGTATCATTCATTTCTACAAACTGTCTATGATCAGATCTTTGAATCAGTAGATGCATATGCAGAAAAGGTCCGAACATTAGATGCATTTGTGCCTGGATCATTGCAACGTTTTTCTGATTTGACTAAAATACAAGACACGTTTGTCGTACCATCAGCTTTAACTATGTTAATGATATTGGCTTCAGACAATGATATTCTTATCACAGAACTATATAAGACTGATGTAATTTGTGAAGCAATGAATCAACGCGGTATTCAGAACTTTATTCAAGGTCAGATTGAAGCACATGAAAAACTTCGTTGGATGCTAAAAAGTTTTAACAAATAACAAAATAGTTGTTGACATCCGAACAAATTTAGTATAAATAGATATATGAAATACACAGAGGTAACAATGCTTTCCCATCAACCAAATATGATTAAACGCTCATATCGTCCGACACAGTGCGGCGAGTGGTTTATGGTACAAGAGGGCAATATGTAAATATAGGTTAAGAATTACCTTATTACAAAGCCCTCCGGACACACAGTCTTGGAGGGCTTTTTTATACGGTGACACCAAGTGGTTTGGACAGGTCTCTCATAAGGATCTAGGAAGAGCTCGACTCTCTTTGTCACTACCAAAAATAGTTGTTGACATATGCTTTTAAATGATATATGGTAACAATGTAGGGAACGAAGAGATCATATCAATCTTCCCTTGCTCTTTTAAAATTTAGAAATAGTCTTAGAGGAAACTCGATAATAGACTGGAAACAGATTCTGTTTTCACATGCACAATAAGCCCATTGTAGCTACTGGGTAGTGGAACTATATAGTCATTGACAAGAAAACACGTTCGATTCGTGATTGTGCAGCTGAAAACAGAATTGGTCGGTGGCCCGGATGGTAAGGGGCGGGATTGCAAATCCCAGGCACGAAAGTAGTGAGTTCAATTCTCACATCGACCTCCAAGATATGTTGGTAAAGTGTTATGGTAGCACGGCGGTCTCCAAAACCGCAAGCCAGAGTTCGACTCTCTGTACCTTCGCCAAAATTGTTGGGAAGTAGCCAAGTGGTAAGGCAACGCACTTTGAATGCGTGTATCGTAGGTTCGACCCCTACCTTCCCAGCCAAATAATAATCAGTCCGTAGCTCAATTTGGTGGAGTGCCGCCCTTGGAAGGCGGAGGTTGGAGGTTCAAATCCTCTCGGACTGACCACTGACCAAAAATAGTTGTTGACATTGTGTTTTGTCTGTGTTATAAAGTAAATGTAACAGAGGATATGAAGATGAACAACAATGATCAAACAGTTCGGATTAACGAATTGCTAATGCAAGATTTAAAAGATATGTATCTAGGTAAAATTATCTATGCATCTATTGCAAGTGTTTCATTGATGATTAATGTTATTCTTTTATATCTCTTAATGTCATAACAACAAGGAAAGAAAATGACATATCGCAACTTGACTGTCTATCCGATTAAAATTGAGTCAGACATTTACCAATACGGCGAAGGTGTGTTTGTGTGGTTTGACGAGACCGGTGGTGTTGGCGGTGCTTCAAACTATCTTGAAGAGGCAAAAGCACAGATGCATAGATATGCGGAGAGCATGAATGAAACCTAAACAAAAGGAACTGCCGAAGGCACGAAATCCGTTCGTCCTTCATCTTTCCAAACGCCCATCAGGCGCACACGGAAAGGCACACAAAGTTCAACGCCGTGATGACAAGATGGCGCTGAAGCAAAATGCGCCCGTAGCTTAGTTGGCCAAAAGCATCCGACTTTTAATCGGTGATCCTGGGTTCAAATCCCAGCGGGCACACCATTACTTTGATGATACACTGACGCCGTGTGGTTACGGCAATACAACTAGGCTTACCGCAATCTAATAACCATAACGATTGAGTTGAGGTTGAGCAGTGTATCTTCTAAGTAATGCCTCGGTAGCTCATTGGTAGAGCGTTCGCCTGAAGAGCGGAGCGTAGGGAGTTCGATTCTCCCCCTTGGCACCAATATATCCTCTCTTAGCTCAATGGTAGAGCAGGCGACCGATAATCGTCAGACAATGGATCGTTACCATTAGAGAGGACCAAAGTTTGGGCAGGTAAAGCAGATGGTTTCTGCATCGAGTCTGTAAAACTCGTCTGAAAGGGAGTGGATCGTAACCGCACCTGCCCACCAATAATGTCCCCATAGATTACGTTGGCTAGATCATTGCCCTTTCAAGGCGAAGAAGCGGGATCGACACCCGCTGGGGATACCAAAATAGGTACTTGCCGGTACCTTGACAACAAGTCTTTCTTTTTGTTACTTCCAATGGGACGGCAATCCTAACTACGAAAAGGACTTGAAGATTGTTACACATGGTCTAATGGATATGACGCTTGCCGTGCAGGCAGGAGATATGGGTTCGAGCCCCATTGTGTTCTACTTGTTGTCAGAAATTCATATTCTTGTCGTCTAATGTAAGGACACTATCTCGACACGATAGGGGCAATGGTTAGATTCCATTCAAGAATACCAATAATGCTTCTGCCGGCGGATCCGGTGGCGGGTCTACGAAGCCTGCTTACGAATGTTCAACTCATTCCAGGAGCACCAAAATAATGCCGTGACAAGTGTAAGTGGAAGCATATCTCACTGTGACTGAGATGGAATGGGATCGAAGCCCATGCACGGTACCAAATCAAAAGGATATATGATGGTTAAAGTTGTTTCAACACCTAATATGCAAACAACATGCTATAAATGTAAATCCGTCTTAGAGTATACATTCCAAGACACAAAAGAAAAAACTACTACAGATTATCTTGGTGGTCGTGATACATATCGTGGGTTTGTTTGCCCAGTATGTGGATCATTTGTGTCTGTTGAAATTTAAGGATATATGATGGTCAAAGTTCTAATCTACAGTTCAAAAGAAATCTACGATACTGCTTCCTATGAAGGTCGAGCAGAAGCAGACTTGGTTGCCTATCAAGAAAATGGCTGGTATCAGATTGTGAAGAACAGAACTCGTCGCTATATGGGCCCTTATACAACCTTCCATGGATTGCAACTTGAGCTTAACTGGATTGAACGTGATGAGTTGAACAAAGAGTTTGATGACTACCGTTTTGCTCAGGAAAATACTAAACTTGCATGAATACGAAAATAGTTATTGACATTGTAAGTTACATATGTTATGGTGACTATATGAAGAATAAATTGGATGTCTTAGCGGACAACATCATCCAGACTAAATTATAGGATCGTTACAGCATCTTAGAGCTCGTTAGAGCATTTGACTTGTAATCAAAAGGAACGCCGCAAGGCACGATCCTGAATATACTATGAAACCGAATTGGTTGGTTTCAGCTAACAAATGGAAAACAATCTGTCTTTCAACAGATCAAAAGTGGTTCAAATCCACACTTTAAACCCAACCAGAAAAGGAATATACTATGTCTTTCGTAAATGCAGTTAAACAATCTAAGACCAAAGCAGTCGCCCGTACCGCAAACGGTATGAAGGCTAAAGCCACTTCGGCATCACTTGTTTTGGACTTGTTCGGTATCATTGGCTCTGCCCGTGGTACTGACATTACCAAACAATTCGTTACTTCATTCGTTGAGAATGCCGATCTTACTATGCGTATGCTACAGTGGGTTCGTGACATTCGCGAGGGTGCAGGCGAACGTGCTACCTTCCGTAATCTGCTATCAGCGCTAGAGTCTACCGACCCAACTCTTGCTGGTAAGTTGATGCACAAAATCCCTGCGCTTGGTCGTTGGGATGACCTGTTTGCATACAAAGATGCTACCAATCGTAATCAGGCGTTTGCTTTGATTGCAGAAGCTCTTGAGGCAAAGAATGGTCTGGCAGCAAAGTGGTGTCCACGTAAAGGTCCGGTCGCTGTTGAACTAACTCGCTACTTAGGTCTGTCTCCAAAGGCATACCGTCAGTTGATTGTTGGTTTGACCAATGTTGTTGAAACTCAGATGTGTTCTAAGGAATGGGAAGCTATCAACTTCTCGCATGTTCCTTCTGTTGCATCTGCTCGTTACCAAAAGGCTTTCGGTCGTAATGCAAAAGAGTCTTACTCTGCTTACATTGCTGAATTGAAGAAGCCTCAAGCAGAACGTGATCCAAAGGTCAAGATTAACGCTGGTGCGGTATATCCGTATGATGTTGTGAAGTCTGTGATCAAGGGTAACAAAGCTGTCGCTGATGAACAATGGAAAGCTCTGCCTAACTACATCGGCGATGCAAAGGTTCTGCCTATGGTCGACGTCTCTGGTTCTATGGGTTCGCTTCACTACTCAACAGGTAGCGCTCTACAACCAATCGACATTGCTGTTTCCCTTGGTCTTTACTGCGCAAGCAAGAACACTGGTGCATTCAAAGACTTGTTCTTGACCTTCTCTGGACACCCAGAAATGTTGCATCTGAAAGGCACCCTGTCTCAGAAGATGGATCAAATGTCAACATCTTCTTGGCAAATGAACACCAACCTACACGCAGCATTTGATGAAATCCTGAAGATTGCTGTCAAGGGTAAAGTGGCTCAGAAAGATATGCCTGACATGATGTTGGTATTGTCTGACATGCAGTTCGATTCTTGCACTCGCTATGATGACTCTGCAATGCAGATGATCAAGCGAAAGTATAAGGATGCAGGCTATGATCTTCCTAAGATCGTTTTCTGGAACTTGTCAATGTATGGCAAAGAAAATGGCAACACTCCAGTTAAGTTCGACAAGAACGGCACTGCGCTTGTGTCTGGTTTCTCTCCTTCCATCATGAAGAGTGTTCTTGCAAACGACCTTGAGGATTACACTCCTTACAACGTCATGTGTCGTACATTACTTAATGCTCGGTATGATTACTAAGACTGTATAAATAGTCATAGCTGGAATTTCCTTTAAAGGTGTCTGAATGAAAAGAACAATAGATAAGTTTAAGGATTTTTTAAAGAAAAAGAAAAAACCTGAAGCTGAACCAAAAGTTGATCATCGTAAAGAATTTGAAAAAATGCTTGATAAGTATGGTGGCTCTGATAAGATTATCGGCACCTCTTATCAAGACTTTGATTGATGAATGCTCGCTACGACCTGTAATGGGTCGTGGCTACATAATTTTGGAGATACTCGAATGAATAAAAGATGGATCGTGACATTGGGGACTAAACACTTTTGTGTTACAGTGACCGATGGTCTCTGGGAAATTAAACCATATCTACAACAAACGTAAAATTTTAGGATCATTACAGCAACAAATAGCATATCATTGAACGATCGGAGTTTGGGTTCGAATCCCAAGTGGCGCCAAATGGGTCACTAGTGTAATGGTTAGCACACGTAGCAAAAAGTTGATCCTGTTAAAAAATAAATGTAAAAAACAAAAATAGTTGTTGACATCCATTCCATATATGATATATATAACACATAGGGAATGAAAAACAACCTTACTACTTGCTCTTTGACAATTTAGAATTACTCTTAGACTTCGGTCGATAATAGAGAGAAACAGAAGAAATTCTGTTTTCACAGATATACCTCGTGCGCCATTCGAAAGATGTAAGCGAGTAGACATGGTGGTCGCTGGTTATGCCCAGAAAGACGCTTTGGTGGTGTATCGTTGAAAACAGAGTTTTGAAAATGAGTCTAGTGCATTCTTTGGCGTAGGTATGTGGATACTACACTAGTTACTTAACCGTTCGAATCGGTGAGTCGACCAAAGCATTTTCAAATTAAGTTTTGCGGGGTAGAGAAGAGGCATCTTGACTGGCTCATAACCAGTAGATCGACGGTTCGAGTCCGTCCCACCGCAACCAAATACAGCGCAGACCTGCTAGTCAGGGTAAAATGATGAAGGATATAGTCGCCCTTCATATTATAACCAATGTTCCTGAGTAGCTCAGTTGGTAGAGCGCCGAGCTGTTAACTCGTTGGTCGGGGGATCGTAACCCTCCTCAGGAGCCAAATATACGGAGAGTTGGGCGAGAGGATTATGCCTGTAGTCTTGAAAACTACCGAACGTTAATAGCGTTCCGTGAGTTCGAATCTCACACTCTCCGCCATAGTTTAGGATCGGTTCAGCAAACCAAAACGCTAAATCAATGCAATGATGTCTTAGCGGACAAAACGATCCTGTTAAATTAAAAGGAATGAACAATGACACGAGAAGAAGCATTAATTGCCGCGTTTGTGGCAACTATCAAAGAGATAGGTCTTGAAAACTTTAAGAAGTGTTCATTCTTTATGAGAAACAACAAATAACGGGGAATTAGTCTAATCGGGAAAACACTAGCCTTGCACGCTTGAGTCGGGGGTTCGAATCCCCCATTCTCCACCAAGTTATGATGGTTGTGTCAGAGTTTACAAAGTATTGACATGGAAACTAAAAAGACTATCGGTTCATGGCCGATGCTCGTTATTCCATCATATTCAGTTTCTGGCGGTGTATTTATAACCGAGATTTTTACTTTATGATCGACGGCCTGCTGGTAAAATCGTTAAATTCCTTCTCAGGATTTGCAGGAAGATCGACACCAGAATTAAATTGCGGAGGTAGCTCAGAGGTAGAGCCACTCGTTGCCAACGAGAAGGTCGTGGGTTCGATTCCCATTCTCCGCTCCAAAATTGGTCTATTGACGTAGTGGTAGCGTACCGGATTGTCTATCCGAGGGCGGGGTTTCGATTACCCCATAGATCGCCAATATACGTTGAGTACTCCGTGTCGAAATCTCAACACCGAAGTGGCATACGACGTAAATCCACTTCACCAAATTTCCCTATGTACCATGTGCACAAAAGGGTTTCGGAGTCGATTGAATTATCACGTCGACTCC